ACCAGAGGTGAGGTATCTCAAAAGTAGAGACGACAGTGAGTCCTTCAACTTAAAGTTAGGGAGCCCCGGTGTCGGTGAGGTATCCAAAAACGATAGTTAAATTTTGATCTATCAACCCAAGGGCGCCGGTTTTACCAGAGTCCCAACACAAGAGCCCCACCGGAATACCGTGAGCAAAATGCACACGTTTTCCTCCCGAACCCACTGACCTCAAAAGTAAACAGCCGTTTACATTCCCTTCCCCGTTTGGACTCCTGACCTCTGTGGAATAGAACTCCCGTCAGGCGTCCTGTGAAGCCCACTGACAGGCTTTAGCTGTTCCAGAGTACGAGAGGACCAGACCACAGCTAGGGCTCGTCTACGGGCTTCCTACGGCCTCTCCCTTTACGGGTATATTTCTTCCTGTTCTTGGTCCTCTGGGGACGCAGGGTCCTCACAGCCTTTGCTACGGGATTCCTTGTCTTCTGTCTCATGGTTCTAAAGCCTAACAAAAAGAAGGCCCACCGGTTGACACCAGTGAGCCCTAAGTTGGGAGGGTGCTGAAGTCAGACTCCAGCTAGGAGGAGAGAAGCCCATCGTTTAGTCCTGAGACTCGGAGACTGGGCAATCCGGATTCTGTCAGAAGGGCACCTGTACGGTGAGCCCCTGTTCGATGTCGTCCTGTACCGAGTTCAGCTGTGCCTCTAGGATGGCTTCCGTCTTCGGGTCTGTGCAGTCAAACAGTGCCTCTCGAAGCTCGGTACGGAGGACCCGGAGGTCCTTCCATGTTGTCTGGTCCCACACGTCAATCAAGGCCCCAGTCCTTCCGTTCGGTGTTGTCGTAGTAGCCCTCAAGGTAGGCTTGCTTGGTGGTCGGACAAGGGTTGTCTACGAGGACTCCCCAGAGAGTGCTTCCTAGACCGTAGTAGTGGGGCTTTGGTGGACGACCGTAGTAGCTGTCCGTTTCCCCGGCTTTGTAGGCCCACCCCCAAGGGGACTCTGGGTCGTACTTTGGTTCTGACATTGGTAACTCCTGTTTCTGTGTGTCCGGTAGGTGGGGAGCCGAAGCCCCCCGTTCAAGGGTTAGTCTTTGAAGAATATGCCGTTCAGCTTTTGGAACTTGGAGCAACGGTCGTCTCTGCCGAAGTTGTAGGTCTCAAGCCCCTCTAGTCTGCCTCCGGTGTAGAGAGTGATGAAGGCATCCCAGATTTTAGTTCCTGTCTGGTAACGACCACCGAGGCCTCTGGCTGTGAGGTAGTCACCGTAATTACTGGCAGGGAGACGACGGGTCTCGTTGCCGAGGGTCACTTCGACGGTGCCCTTAGTCCAGCCGTACTTTGCTTCCACCTCGGAAGGGGCAAAGTCTGGGTCTACTGCGTAGGAGTCGGGGTTGATGCAGGTTTTCATGGGGTGAGCCTTTCGGTTCGGGTTTCTGTGATACCCCTAATTTAAACCCCTCTCCGGGGAAGTCAACCCTTGAAACGACAAAGGGACACAAGAGTCAAAACCCCTGTGTCCCCTTCCTCAGTTTGCCGTTTCAGCTCAAGGGCTTACTTAGCTTTCAGGCGTCACGTACTTACCACCTACATGGGTAGACGAGCCTGTGACCTCGTAAGTCTTGGTCACTGTCTTGCTTGTCTGGTACGTCTTGCTCGTACACTCACCGGCTGGACCCTCGTAGGAGGCCACAGCTTCACCGTTCGGATTTACAAAGGTGTAGGTCCAGACGGTAGGACAGAAGGTACGAGTACGGTTGTAGGTGTTGACTTGGGTTTCCTCTACCTCGTAGGTGTTGGCGGTTGTGGTGGTGTCCTGTGAGGCTGCATAACGGAGGTTGTCGTAGTGCTTAGGGTTCACGGTAGCCGTACCGTTACGGTAGTCCCGGTCAATAATCATCTGGGAGGTGAAGTGGTGGGTGGTGCCTACAGACCAAGGGTGAGAGCCTTTCTTGGTCAGGCGGTAGGTTCCGCCCCCGTTACCGTCAGAGGAAACCAGCTTCCACTTGGAGGCATCCCCACCGTTCTGCAGAGAACGGCCCTTCAGGACCTCTGGGGCGAAGCCTTGGTAGGTGGCAGTGATACGGCCAGCAATTACGTTTTTCATTGGTCGGGTCCTTACAGGGCTAGAAAGAGAGGCGAGTAGATACAAGCCAGAATGATGGTGAAGAAAGAGAGGATGAGTACCATCCAGAAAAGCTGGCTCATTGGTTGGACTCCAGTGCTTTGGTTAGGGCTCCGGATTGCTCCCGGTTAAAGTCCCCCTCAAAGTCCTTCACCAGTTGTCGAAGGGCCTTGAGTCGGCGAACAGCCTTTTCTTGGTAGTAGGCGTCAGTGGGGTGCTGGTCCGCCATATCCAGAGCCAGCACCGTAAGTTCTGCCCACCTGCCTACATGTTCGTAGTGTTCGGTTTTCATAGTCAACTCCTGTTCGTTGTGCCCCTAAGAGGTAAAGGGCCTCAACCCGAAAGTCAAGGCCCCCAGAGAAATTAAATTCCTTCCTCCATAAAAACCACAATCCACTTCTTGCAGATGTCGGAACGGACGATGTCGTCAACCGTGAACTCTACCACCGGAACTCCGACGCCATGCTTCCGGCTCAGCTCGATAAGTGTAGCCAGACCGTTGGCAGACCGGAGGTCCGACTGTTGAACGTCCCCGTTAAGAACCAGCTTTGACCCTTGGCCCACCCTCGTCACCAGCATCTTAATCTCAGGGACGGTGATGTTCTGGGCCTCGTCTACGATGATGAACGAGTCCTCGAAGGACCGACCCCGCATCAAGGCGAGAGGGGCAATCTCAATTTTCCCGTTCTTCAGTCCGGTGTCCACAGCCCCCTTGCCCATCCACTTCTCCAGAACGTCCAGAGTCGGGAGAGCCCAAGGAGCAGTCTTCTCCAGCAAGGTCCCCGGCAGGTGGCCGATGTCCTTTCCTACAGAGACGTGTGGCCGGGTGATGACTATCTTGTCAATATCCCCATCTAGCAAGGCCAGAGCTGCAAACGAGGCCGCAACAAAGGTCTTCCCGGTGCCAGCTGGACCAAGGACGATGGTCTGGTCAGAGGTCTTGAGGGAGTTCAGGTAGAACTTCTGAGCCTCCGTCTTGGCCTCTAGCTGTGGTCCTTCCCGAAGGAATTTAGACCGTTTCCCACTTGTCTTCCGCAAAACGGACCTCCTGAATTTCGTTCACTGGGACGTGGAAGAAAAGCTCTCCCCGGTAGATGTTGGGGCCGAAGGCTGGCTTGAGCCTACGGCTGTCCAGCTGGTCCCCCCTCACCACCCAGCATCGGGAGCAATCGTTGGAGAACACGTAGAAGGTAACGGCGTCATGCTTTGACAGTAGCCGTGCCTTCCGTCCGGGGATACGGACCTCTGCCCACTTCTCGGGCCAGCCCCCCTTCCATGCAGTCTTAATCTCAGCCTCGGAATAGTGGTCCTTCCCGTCCTTGGTGGAGGTTATATCGGCGTTATAGTTTTCCTCTACGTTCTGGATTTCGTGCCCCCACTGTTCGAGAAGGGAGACCAGAGCCTCCCGTCCGGGTTTGTCGTAGGTCTTGTAAAGTGCCGGGTCAAATGGTCGGTTCACAGGTTGTTCTCCAGTGCTTCAGAGCCACCGACGTATTCCCCTTGGTGGTTCCAGATTTGAGGGACGGTGTTCAGGCTGGACTTACGCATGACTCCAATGAGCCACTTGTTTTTGTAGTCGGACAGGTCGTACTCCTGAAAGGTGAGGCCCCTGTCCTTGAGTAGCCGTTTTGCCTTCTGACAGGAGGGGCAGTTGGGCTGACTGATAATTGTGTAGGGCATTTATAGGTTCCTTTCTTCGCAAAATAAGCCACACTCAAAGTCATAGTTTTTTAGGGGCCTCCCCTTTGCTGTCTCCGGCAATTCGTCCAGAAAGACCCTTTCACCTTTGAGCTGGACAAGTTTTGCCCCTATCTCTCGGGACTGGTCTGCCCTGTCTTGAAACACGTCTGGGTACTCTTTCCTAACGAGGTTCCAATATGTCGGGGATGTAGCCTTGACGCATCCCACACAGTTGGCATTAGGGAAGCCCTTAGAGTAGATTCTTGGCAAATTTATCCCGGCATTCAGCACTATATCGAAGCAGTCCTGTTTAGTCAGGTTCAAGTCGATCAAGGGAGTCAGTAGGCTATCCCTCTCGGTCAACTTAAACCGTTCAGCCCTGTGGCCTTCCTCTGCTGTGAACCCTAGCACCGTGTAGTCCGGTGAATTGTCCCTTTCCCAGACTTGACGGGCTTTCTTCTTTAGCTCCAAGGTGCAGGGTGCCCCCATTGGACCGGACATGAATTTCCTGTCCTGCCAAACGTCCCTACAAGAGTGGTCTGGGTACTTGGGATTGATAGCACTTTGGATGCTGACACCAAGCCACTCCTCTACGTCCTTTAGGAATCTCAGGTTGTCCTCGTCCTCCTCTTGCACGGGGTTGTTTATCACACTGATTCTGTGGGTATCTCCGTAAATCTCTAGTGTCTTCTTTGCGGCTACTGCGCTGGCTGCACCACAAGAAAACCATACTGCTATATGTTCCACGGTCATTCCTTCAACAGTGCCCGGAAAGAGACCGGGTAGATTTCGTCAAGAGCCTCCGCAATCTGCAAGGCCACCTCTCGGGTTTCTGCTTGGGCATCGCAGCCCATCCGGAGCTTGCACATATCGGCAAAGGCGTCCAGACTTCCTGACCACCACCAGCTAGTCATCATAGACTGGGGCAAAACCATTCGGGCTTGCTCCGGTGCTACCCCCTGAGACAGGAGAAAGTCGTACACCTTTTCCATTCGGGACACAGCTTCCTCGTACTGGTCATTCAGGAAACTCTGGTGGGGCAGGACCCCGGAGGAACCCTGCTTCTTGTCCCGAGACTTGCCCCGCCAAAAGTCGGGGCTGTAGAAGGACGGTGGTGTGTCCACGTACCGGCGAGAGACCTCGTTCATACGGAGGAACTTGTGTTTCACCAGCTGTCTGGCCACAAAGACCGGGGCATCCACCTTGAAGGTAGCAAAGGCATGGCCGAAAGGTGAGGTGTGTTTGTGGTCAGCCAAGTATCCAATCAGCTTCCGGTCCCGGTCGGACAGGGTCCCACTGGACTTGTCGAAGGAAACACGGGCCGCATTTACAGTCGTCAGGTCATCCCCACAGGAGTGGACAAGGGTTGCTTTAATCTCAGTCACTGTCGTCTCCTATGTCAAGTCTACGATTTCACACCCGTCAGAAGAACAGGCCAAGGTCTGCATGCCGGAGGTGTTATCCTCCAACTCGTACTCTGCCAGCTTGTCCCAGTCGATAGACTTGGGCATTCTGGACAGTGCCTCCTCGTACTCAGCCTCCGTACACTCCTGATAGGGAGCTTGCTGGTAGGTGTGGTCCGAATGAGGCAGGAAGGACACCCCGGACATTTCGTCAAAGTGCTTGAATACGAAAGCCCCCACGTCCAGCCATTCCTCGTCCCGTACAGAGACGGTAATGGAGGGCTTGTGTTCACACCAGTGTCTCTGGTAGGTGAGCCATGTCTCCAGCTGTTCAACGGCTGTCTGGTCCCCTCTCACAGGGACGTGGTATCCGCCCGGAGCCTTCACCGGAAAGGAGAAGACAGTAGTGGAGTTCGGGTTCATCACGTCTGGCTCACAGGGGACACCGGAGTCCATCAGGAACTCTGTCAGTGGGTCCTTGTTGTCACCCCGGACAGTCCGAATGTAGAACTCACTGTGTCGGGCATGGATGCCAGAAGCAGAGTCCACCAGCTGAGAGACAGTGCCCGAAGGCTTGACGCAGGTGATAGCAGCAGAGGCAGGAATGCCCAGCTTTGCAGCCCACTCCTTGTTTGTCTCTACAGCAGTCCGTTTCAGGTTCTCTAGCAACCCGTCTAGGAGCTGGTTCTCTGAGGTCATAAAGGGATTGTCCATGATGCCTGTGAGAGAGACCCCCAGTAGGCGTTCCTCCTCGGTGTTGTTCTGCCAGACCTTACGCAAGTAAGGGAAATTGGTGAAGCTGGCTTGTATGGTCCCAAGGATGGTTGCCAGTCGTACCTTCTCCCGGAGGGTCACTTCATCGTCCTCCCGGCGTACCACTACCTCAGTCAGGTTGCAAAACTGGTACGGGCGCAAGATAATTTCTGAACAGGGATTCGTGCCCCACTCAAAACCACCGGCCCGGCGTCCGTTCTTCACAGCCTGAGCTTCAGCAGCCTTACGGTTGAAGATGCCACGTTCACCAGACTTCGACTCAATCAGTGCCCCCCACTCTTTGATGAACAGCTCTGCATCCGGCTTCTCTGTGTAGCAGACGGAGTTATTAGCCAAGGCACGTTGGCCCTCGGTGTCCCACCAGTTGCCAGACTTGGCATGACGCATACGGTCGTCAGACAGGTTGGACAGGCTAATCATTGCTGAACGGCGTACACCACCGACTACTACCACCTGACCAATTTTACACATCAAGTCGTGGCACTCCAAAGAGGAGAGCTTACGTCCCTTGGCTTTGTGGAAGGTAGCCACTGCAAAATTGAACAGGTCAACCAGAGGGGCAGGGCCGGAGGCTCGTCCACCAAAGGTCTTCAGTCGGGCTCCAGCTGGACGGACTTTCGACACGTCCCACTTCGGGACCTCTCCAGCCCACAGGAGGGACAGGACTTGACGGAACGCCTTTGCCCAGCCTTCCTTACTGTCCTTGACCACTACTGTAGTCTCACTCATAAACAGCTCGTCAGGGACCTCTGGTAGCTTCGACACAAACTGACGTTCAACCGAGAAGCCTACACCGGTCCCACAGAGTAGAATGAACATCGCCTCGTCAAAGGACTTCGGGTCATCTACCGGCAGGTAGCTGCAGTTATAGCCGGAGGTGTTGTCCCGGTGCAGTGCTGGTCCTGCTGTCATCAGGGCACGCATTGAAGGCATAACCCGGAGGCTCAGGATTGCCTCCCGGATTTCTTCGGCTGTATCTGCAGGGACCTTGTCACCTACAACCTCCGTCATGTAACGGTCCACGGTCTCAGCCCAAGTCTCCCGGCGTCCCTTGTCGTCAAGCCAACGGGCGTATCGAGACTTGGCAATGAATTGCTGGTAAGGGGTGGGCAGGTAGTTATCTGACATTTCTTATTACTTCCTTGATTAGGTTTTCTTCGGTGGCAACGGTCAAGAGGGCTGTGGCCATAATCACTAAAAGCCACGTCACAACCATTGCCAGTGTTACCGCATATTGAGTTCGCATAGGAGCCACATCACAAAGTTAAAGACGACAAAGGAGGCCCCAAGTAGGGCCCCCGTTATAAATGGGGCTAGGGCCACGACAATCAAGACCGTCAACATTAGAACAGGTCGTCCAGCTGGGGTGGCTTGTAGTTAGGACCCTTGAGGACCTTCCCGTCCTCTCTGTAGATGGGCTTTCCGTCATCACCGATTTTGCTCATGTTGCTCCGGTGGACCCTCTCGAACACCTCATCAATCGGGAGGCCGAAGGTCACGGCCATTCCGTAGGTAACATACAGAAGGTCAGCTAGTTCCTTAGTGAAGGCTGCTTTGTCCATACGGCCACCGCCGGGGAAGTAGACAGGAAGCTCTTGTGATACCTCCTCCACTTCCTCGTCGATCAACTCCATCCGCATTTCAAGCAGGTCTGCGTTCTCAAGGGCTTGGATGTCTCCACCGACAGGTTGACCCATCGCCACTGTGAACGCCTTGACCGCATCGTAGTGGACGGAGGTTGAACGGAGGGTTCCGTTGGGGTTATATTCGGGTTTCACTCTTCGTCCCCCCAGTCTTGGTCAGAGGAGCTACGGAACAGCATGAGCATTCCGACAACTACCCCCATCATCACCTGAGAAACTGCGAGAACAAGTCCCAACATCATACCCACCCCGACGATAATCAGAGGGGACACCAGAGCCACCAAAGCAGCTATTTGCAAAGTCTGCATAATCATAGGACGGACATACCTTTCAGGCGGTTGATTTCCATTTCTGCATACCGACGGACTTTCTCAAGGTCGGTAATGCGAGACTCAATTTCGTCTTGGTCTGGGTACAACTTACCCCCGGCTCGGCATGCGTACTTTACGATATTCCCAATTTCAAAGGTAAGCCGGTTTTCCATGATGAAGGTTACGGGCTCGATCTTATACTTTGTGTAGTGGGACGGTCGGACTACGATGTCGTCCTCTTTCTTCTTTGCCATGTCGGGCTCCTAGTGAGTGGTGAGGTTGTCGAATGGGTGAGTGTCTACCAGCTGGTTTACCTCGGAGTCAGCCGGAAGGGTCAGGTACTCGTAGAACACTCCCATCTCCAAGTCAAGCCTTGCCTGTGGGGACTCGGTGTACTCCTTGCACTCCTCGGCAGTACCGTCCCAGACGGTCATGTAGAGGCCCCCCTCTGGTAACTCAGCCCACCCGTAAACTATGAATTGTTCTGCTGACTCTTGCATTCTACAAGCTCCAAGTAATGTTCCATGTTTACGATAACCAGCCAAGGCTTCCGGTCTCCCCGGAGGAAAACTACAGGCTCGTAGTAACCGTCCTGCTTGGCTTGGTCTTGGTAGTTGTACAGGGTAGCAAAGTCCTTTCTACGTTTGACTTCGATAGACACCGGCATCAAACGTCGGGCGGCAGGGGAGAGCTGTACGTCCTCCCCGTTCTGGCCCATGGCTGTGGACTTTACATCATCTGGCTCAAGTTGGGGGAAGGTCTTGAGGATTGCGTCCCGGACCTCCTGTTGCCCCTTCCTGCCCTTGGCCTTGGCAGTGGATGTCTTACTCATTCCGGTGGGTTCCAATACTCATTGTCTTCCTTACGCATCCAGAGAAGTCTACCGTTCTCTATCACTCGGTCCCTGTCGCCTCCGTAAGCCTCAAGGACCCTCCGGTAAAGACCCACCTCAGTAGTGGCACCGTCTAGGATTTGAGCTGCCTTCTTGGGCCCTACCCGGTGGATACCCTTGATGTTGTCTGCAGGGTCTCCGGTTAGGACTTGGGTGTAGAACCAGACTAAACCTTGGAATGGCTCCACAAAGGTCAGCTCCTCCTTGACGAAGTTGTAGTGCCAACAAGGGACCATTTTCAGGTCCTTGTCCACGGAGGCAATACAAGAGGAGGACCCGTTCCTGTAGGCTGACTTGCTGCACAGGTCGTCTGCCTCCTCTCCGTCTGAGACCTCTGCCCCCCACTGTTCTACCATGTAGTCCCGTAGGTGTGGGAGGAACTTCGGTTTTTCCTTGTTGACTCGATTCCCTTTGTATGGGTGGCTCTTGGCAACATCGAAACGGAAGTTATTCTTTCCGGTCAGGTAGACTTCCCAGTCGTCATCTGCAGGGAAGTCCAGAGTGAAATGAACGATACCACTCAGCATAGAGTCCACGTTATCCTTCGCCTCTTGCAGGGTCAGGTCCTTGGCTTCAGCCGATGCAGCAGACCGGTAGGCTACAATGTCACCGTCTACATACGTCTTTGTAATACCGTTCATAGCAGTCTCCTAGTTTACGTCATGGGAGGACACCGTGTCCCCACTTGATTTATGAGCCTCCAGCTTCTCTACATAAGTGAAGCCCATAGCTGAGAGGAACGTCTCCATAACCCGGAGAATGTCCGAGAGTGAGTCCCCGGTGTCGATTTCCTCAAGGGTGAGTTTCTGGTCTACACCGTCCCACTCCGGGTCATACTGAACAGAAATTTTAATGTCCATTAGAACGTGTCCCCTGCTTCGTATTCTTCCAGCTCAAGAACGGCTACCTTTTCCAAGGTGTCGATTGTGGCACGGTCCCCGTAGTAGACAGACACCTGAACCTTGACACGGGAGCCATTACCAATTGGACCGTCCTCAGAGTAGGACCATTCCTCAGAACCGGCAGGGTCCTCGGTACGGTTGAGAACTACGGGGGCACTCATGTAAACACCCTTGCCACCTTCCTCATTCGGGAGGTTCGGGTTGTAGACCGGGCGTTTCAGCTTGATACACTTACCAGAGCCAAACTGGGGGTTGCCATCCTTGATGGTCTTGAAGGCCCCCTTCTGTTCTGGGTAGCCATCCGTAACGAACTTCTCCAGATTGTCTGGGTAGAAAATCATGTTGTATTGGCCTTTGGTGTTTTCGTGGTACTGCATGTTGTCGTCAAAGTGGTCCGGGAAAATCTTTACCCACTCTACGGTGCCTTCAGCAATGATACGTTTTGTTGTAGCCATGTCGGGTACTCCTTTGGTTGGCTAGTTGGTAGTTTACTATACCTCCCTACTACGGGGACGGTTCGGATTATTTAGTGAATTTCTGCGTAGTTATTCCCAAACTGAACATCTACCCCGAGGTCTACGTTTAGCTTGAGTTGCTGGTTTAACTCGTCTGCTGCTTCCTTCATCAGTTGCTCAGTCTTGCCCTCGTCACCTACAGGGACCAAAGCAATGATTTCGTCGTGGAACTGGCCTATGGTTTTGATACCTTTGGCCCTGCACAGCTTGACCCAAGAGTCAAAGCAATACACCCCCGTCCCTTGGTTCAGGGTAGAGAACCGGTCCTTGTCAGACCGGAGGGAATACCAGAAGCCAGACACCGGGTTTTGTACCCACATCTGTGAGAACCGTTCCCGTACCTTCAGGCTCTTGGCTACAGCCTCCACAGCCCAGTTCCGTTTCCAGAATGAGTCTAGCATAGCCTTGCACTGTGCCGTTGTGTAACCCGTGGCACGGCTCAGAGCCATTGCCCCGATGCCGTAGGTACTGCTGTAATTCACCACCTTGTAAGCCTTACGCAAGGCCCCCAGTGGCTTCTCCCCGGAGTTGTGTTTGTCAATGTCCTCCTGAGTGATAGCCCCGGCGTGCTTGGCTAGGTCAAGGTGTGGGTCAAACCCGTCCTTGCTCATTTCCTCCACGTAGTCCGGGTCCAGTGGTTGCATGTAGTGCCTCTTGGTTGTGTCCTCCAGAGAGACCATGTCTGCCCCGGACAGGACGTAACCCTCCGGTGCAATCAGGCATCCCCGAATGTCAGCCCCGTAAGGCTTGTCCACCCCCGGCAGGTTCACCAGTGGCTTGTAGTGCTTAAACCGGAGGGTGTTGGTAAACCCGTTGATTCCAGCCGTGACATAGCCACTGCGTTCCTTGTCTAGGAAACCCTTGACGATACCAAGCCGGTGGTTCAGCACTGTGAGACCGTCTAGGATGCCCACTGAGGGATTCTCCGGTATCAGGTCTTTCACACTGTCGCAAAGCTCAGAGCCGTTCCTGACTTGCTCTACTACCTTCTCGTTACCGTCTACGTCCTTGCTATACTTGAACGTAAAGGGCTTCCAGCCCAGAGAGTAAAGCCAGTCCTTTACCTGCATGTTAGAGCCGGGGTTGGCTGGGACCATTTCCTTCAGGACGTTGATAGGACCCTCTGTTGTAGAAGGCATCTTTGCCTCCTCAAGAGTGGCAAACCAACGGGCACCGTAGGCAGTGAGAGAACCGTCTTGCTTGTGGGTCTTCACCGGCTTTGTCACCTTTCGGTAAACCGGAACCTGTGGCATGGCCTCTACCAGCTGGTCCATTTTCTCCTGACGGAGAGCTGTCCATTCTGCATAAAGAGCCTCGGCCTTCGGTACGTCTAGACGCCACCGTAGCTTCTCCTGTTCAGCTGCACAGTCCACCTTGAACGAGATGTAGTCCACAAACCGGTCAAGCTCAGACTCGTCTGGGTACAACCACCGGAGGTCCTTCAGCTGTTCACCATAGAGACGGGTGTTAATCTTTACGTCCTCCTCACAACGGTGGCGGTAGTCCTCCGGGGTCAGGCTGTCCCAGTCCGTGATGACAGGCTTGGGGATACCGTAGTCCTCCCCATAGCCCTCCAGACCATGCCGTTGTCGATCAGGACGGAGATACCAAGAGAGGGCCAAGGTGTCGATAAGACGAGCCTCAATCTTGATGTCTAGCAGCTTCTCAAGGAGGACTACATCAAACCGGATGATGTTGTGTCCGACCAGAGTAGAGGCCCCGGTCAGGACCTCCCTCATCTCGTCGTAGTCATGGGTGCTGTGGACCTCTCCGTCCTTGTGGTAGGACAGGACGTGAATTTTGGTTGCGGCTTCTAGGAGACCATCGGACTCCATGTCGAAAACTATGTGGTTATCGGGTGTCATTCTTTACTCCTTACGGACTCGATACGAGCCTTTGCAATTTCCATATAGTCCTCGTCAAGCTCCATGCCAAGGAAATTAAACCCCTCAAGCATTGCAGCCTTGCCGGTACTGCCAGAACCCATGAACGGGTCAAGGACTACACCACCCTCGGGGGTGACAAGTCGGACCAGATAACGCATGAGGTCCGTAGGCTTTACCGTTGGGTGGGTGTTCTTCCGTTTGGTGTCCCGTCCCTCAGACATAGAGGAAGGCTTGCCACTGGCCCCGTTACCTGTCTGCCACTGGACAAACTGCTGTTCCTCCATTTGGTCAAGCCCCTCGTCTCGGTCCTTCTTAGATGCCTTGGCACAGTAGAAGAAACGTGCAGCAGAACCTTGGTCGCCCACGGATACAACATCACCTTCCCCCCGTATCACCTTGTAACTTGACGCATCATAATCACCGTCTTTGGTTGGCCTGTGATATTTTCCGGGGTTAGTTTTCGTATATGGAAATAACTCAACCACTTCATCTGAACCGTCATGGATTAGGTTTGCAGGGAAACGTCCTGCGTTTAGCTCTTCGATCTTATGACCAGTGCGCCATCCACTCTCATTGTATGCAGCTTGGTGGCTTCTGCTTGTCCCGCCTTCAGTCCCAACACGGCACCCATCAATGTTCAACCCACCAGTGCCATACTTCAGGACATTACCTGCCACGGTCTTTTCCGAGATAGGCTTACGGGCTACGGTCACAGGCTCAAGGGCAGGTTTCAAGGCAGTACCCCAACCATCCCATTGTTGGGCCTCTGGTGAACCCACCTTATCTAAAGCCTTGCGGATATTGTGAGACTTGGGAAAGCCTGAACCATAAACCCATGCAATCATATCCCGGATTTCAAACCCTGCGTCTTCGATGTTTCCCGCCATCCGGTGCTGTGTACGAGTGCCAGCAAAGGCTAACAGGTGTCCACCGGGCTTTAGTACCCGGAGACATTCCTCCCAGATTGCTACACTAGGGACCTCGTAGTCCCACTTCTTGCCCATGAAGGACAGGCCGTAGGGCGGGTCTGTTACGAT